ATATACCTTGGTATTTGAGGTTTTGGTTTATCCTCTAATGCAGCCCTTTCAACAGAAGCAAAGTAAACTTCCAACGCAGAAAGAAACTCTTTATTATTAACATAATGTTCTGATCTCTTTCTGCGTGTTTTCATAGTAATTGGTAGTGCATAGTTAGGCATATAGATTGCTTATCTGCTTTTATTATTATAACAGAATTAAGCAGGGTTGACAAGGTATCAAAATATGGTTAGAATACCTTTGTTGGGTTTGAAGGTTAGTTCGAGCTTGATTTATATAATTTCTCTAATATTTCTTTAGCGTCATTTACACTAGATATATATCCCATCTTTTTATTTAACTTTGTATGATTAGTTTTATGCATCTTTTTCACATAATCCTGATAGAACATAATCATCTCCATATTTTCTGATTCAGAAAGAGTCAATACATCATCAAGATTAATAATAAATAAATCTTCATTAGAAGTTCTTAACCAAGGTTCAAATTTATATCCAGTTAAATGTCCTCTTGCTTTTACTTCTTCAACTACTATAGGATTTGAAACTAATAATAAAGTTCTATCCCCTTCATCAGAAGCAGAAATACGAGCGAAAACTTCTTCTCCAGATTTTAATTTAATTGTTGCAAAGAAATCATCTTCCATCATAATCTATTGTCCTCCCTTATTCTTTTATGTTAATTGATATAATTTCATAGTTGAATTGCTCTTGTACGTAAATTTTAACCCTTTCAATAAAATGGTTTAAAGTATAGTTTTTTCTTGATCCTATTGTAAGATCATCAGCAATATCATATAGTTTGGCTTTTTCTTTATCTTTGCCCTTTCTTAGGACTCTTCCAATGGATTGAAGGTTCCGTATTCTAGACTTAGACGGAGAAGCAAAAATAACGTTGTGTAGCCTCCTAATATTGATGCCTGTAGAGAATGTTCCATAAGAAGCAACTATGATAGCGTTGGTTTCTTCCTCAGTTATTTTTCTTACTTCTTCTCTGTCTTCTGCGTCAACACCCCCATGAATGAAAAATACTTTTCTATCACGGTTCACAGAATTATTTATTAATTCATAAAGTATCTTTCCGTGGGCTTCTACTCTACTGTAAAGTATAAGAGTATTACCTTTTAAATCTAATGCTAGATTAGTAATAAACTTATTCCTTTTTTCATGACCTATAAGATATTGTATTTCATCTTCATAAGTCTCAAACTTTTTAGGTTTATATTTTAATACTAAACACTGAATATCTAGTTGAGAAAGATGACCTTGCTCCATCAATTCTTTAGTTTGTGTCACTCTATATGATGGTCCAAACAGTCCCTCTAACACCCACTTATGGGTCTGTGTGCCATCTAAAGTTCCAGTAAACCCATATCTATGCTTTGCATGTTCTAACTTATCCATGATCTTTACTAGAGATTTACTCTTAAAAAGATGAGCTTCATCTCCAATAATTACATCATAATCTACAAAGAAAGTTCTATCCAATTCATAAACAGATTGCCAAGTTGTGATGGTTACTTCATTAACATTAGTCCTTTCTCTACCTGCATATATTCTATGACAATGATTTTTTGGGTCCCATCCATAATCTTCAAAATCTTTATACATCTGTTCTACTAATGATGTAGTAGGAACAACTAAAAGAATCTTTTGTTTCTTTGCTACAAAATATCTTATTAATGCATAGATCATTAAAGACTTTCCAGAAGCAGTAGGAGATATTAAAAGTTTTCTATTATATCTTAATGCTTCATAGACTGCTTCAATTTGATATGGTCTAGGTTTAAAACTAGTAATGGACGCCATATAATCCTTTACTCCACCCATAGAAATCAATTGATTGACTTCAAATGGAGGACCATAATACTTGTTATTTTCAAATTGATATGTATATCCAGATGTTTCACAAAAAGCAACTATCTTATCCAAAAGACCAACATAGATTCTTTTAGTCTTCATATTGAAGAGATGTACATATCCATCCCAATACTTACTTCTGTATTGAGGCATGAATTTTTTATTGGGTACTTCAAAAGTAAATTTATCCCTTAACTCATATTCTATAGAAGGTTCAGTTTTTACTTTTAGATATACCTCATTTATTTTTTCTATACTAAGATCAGCCATAACCAGCCTGGAACTTCATTACTTCAATTGCATTCTTAACCTGATAAGTCCTATTGGATATCATTTTAAGGATACTCTCCAAATAATTTAGCATCGTTTCATAGTATTCTATTTTAAGAGAAGACGAAGAAAGTTTATTATCAGCATCAAGATACTTTTGCATTGTATCTTTATCTCTAATTTTTTTAGGAAAAGGATCTTTTATATAAACATCTGGATCTGCTTTACCACTAAAATATTCATATCTCTCATGCCTTATATTCTTTCTCTGTTGTTGTGCTTTCTTCATTAAAAGAAAGATGTTATTATAAAGATCAAAATATTTTGCATGTAATACTGGAATATTTAAAGATTCAGTATGTAAATTATCTGGGTCAATTTTGGAATCCTCTTCCCACATCTTTTGGATTCCATTCAAATCAATCATACATTAACAATCATCTCCATGTATATCTACTATATTGTATATAGTATACTTAAAAGTGACCTCTGCTGAGAAATATTCTAGGTCTGTTTGTTGAGCATCAAAGTCTAAAGTTGTAAGATCTATAGGAAACATATTCTCAAAAACAACCTTAAATTTAGGAATATTGTTAGAGTCTAATATAGTTAAAGTTCCATCTGAATAATAATTCAACTGACTTTTATTTGGTTGTTTTATATCTTGTGCTTCTTTCTGATACTTATATGTTTCACTTAGACTTTCAGGGAATCCTAATCCTCTCATCCAATGCTGAATCTCTTGATAATTTTCTAAATTCTCATCTACTAAAAATCTTAAAGATAAATCACCAAACTCCATCTTATCCCCAGGTAAGGGAATATCTTTCAAATAGTTAGCAAAATTAGCAACCCCTAAACTAATAGAAGGAATACTAACAGAGTTTCCAAAATAAGAGACTTTTGGTGCTCTATTCATTATAAATTGAAAACCTGTAGGAGACAGAAAATTTCTATTCTCAATCTGTCCTATTATAGACTTTTTAACGACCATGACCCTTTCTAGTTATTTAGAAACTCATATTCCATCTTTACTTTATAAAATAGATTTCTGAGTTTTGTTAGTCTTTCCTTTTCTGATGGATGTAAGGTAGATGAACTTGCAGCGTAAGATTCTATGCAGTCATATAGTAGTCTAACTTCTTTTATACCTATATCCATATTGAGAAAAGGTTTTTCTTCCATTATTCCCAACTAGTGACTGTTAATTCAATAGAGTTATCATCCATCTCCCATTCTTCTTCTACTTGAAAACCCATTTCCTTAATAGTATTATGAAGTGTTACCCTAGCATATTGTTGAGTTACTTTCTCTATGAATCTCTTTGGTGGAACTGGGTCTTTCCAAGTTTGTATATCTGCTACTAATTCATATACACCTTCTTTATTCAAACGAAAACCAATATCATTACCTATAGAAATATCCACCTTTACCTTTTCATGTTGATGGTCAAGAGGATTTTCTAATTTAACATCTTCCACCACATCATACTGTAGAAGTTCTAATGCTTCAACTAGTTGTGGTTTGTGTTTGATCTTGGTTTTGATCGTGCTGAAGTGCGACATTGTTAGAATAGAATTCTGGTTTAAATTGACGGGTTTCTAAAGTTCCTAGTTTCTCCTCTATTTGTTTAGTGAGTTCTACACATTGATGAGAGGTAAAACCAGTAGCTTCTTCAGTAACATGACCATCTTGCCTGATGGTAAACTTAAGTGTTTGTTGATTAGCCATTAGTTCAAGCAGGTCTCCATCAGAACATTATAGCATATTTATTCATTACCCACCACCATTAGAACCATTGCCGCCACTATTGCCGCCGTTGTTACCACCATTACCATTACCATTTGAACCATTCCCATGCCCATTAGCATGTCCGTTACTGCCGTTTCCATTACCATTTTCTCCATTTTGATGACGACCACCCCACCAGCGCATACCATAACTTATATTACCACTAGGGACACAATCTTTCAAGTTTGAGTCCCATTTCATACCAGGGGGACATTTTTTCTGCTCCATGAAAGTATTAAAAGTTTTCATTCTTCAGAATCCTTTTCCATTTCTTTTCTAACTTCTCTCTCAATCTCTTCTCTTTCTCTTATCTTTCTTTGTCTCTCAGCTACTTCCGCTTTTTTATCTTCTATTCCCTGAGCAAAACTTTTCCTATTTTGAGATGCTTTCTCTGATGCTGCTTGTTGAGAAGCTTTCTGCTTTTGCCTCAACTGCAATCTTTTATCATTTAAATCTTCTCTAAAAGTATTGAAAGTCTTCATGACTCATCTACTATAGTAGCATTTTCCCATTTGAAAATATAAGG